TACTAACTAAAGATTCTGTTTTACCCTTATATATTCTAGGGGCTACAATGTTATAACTCATCTGAACTTTTGTAATATCAGATTTAGGCCTTGTCATATTAACAGCTTTTTGCCATTTTAATAATTTATCATGACCAACTATCTTTGCGCCCTCATATAAACACTCTATTGCTCTGTTTACTTTTTGAAATCTAGCTCTAGAATCTTTAGGTGGGTTGAAACCATCATCTTTTTTAATTGCCTTATCTGCTCCACTATTAGTTTCTTTTATTTTGTATACTTGATTTTGAAATGTTTTGTATTCAAAATATAATACATTTACAAAATTTTTATCATCCGAATTAGATCCTCTTTTATTATACATTGCAGAGCCATCCCCTTTGCCTTCAATTTCTTCAATATCCTCGTTTGTTAATTCCGGGAATTGTTTTTTTAATTCAACCAAACTTACTCTTCTTACTTCGCCAACATAATATAAATCATCAAAGTATGGTGAATCGGTATAGGAATATACTAAATCAGAAGGGTCTACGTAGTCTAATTTAATACCTTCAGCGGTATTAAAACTATTTTTAACGCAGCCAATACCCAAAACAGTAATGTCATAATCTAATCTTTTCTTTAATAATTCGTATTTATTTAAATTAAAAATATTGTCTATAGCTTGTTCTTGGGCCAACTCAATAGATTGTTTGTAGTTGAGTTGCATGTGTAAATTTAGTTCATCTTCTGACTCAGGTATTTCTTCTTTAGGATTGTTTAAAGTATTAACACCCACTGTCTGCTCTATTTTATTTGCAAAATCTTTAGCAAACATATCATTTAGCATTCCATTTATATAATCTGTTCTTTTTTTACTAGCGATAGGGTCAACTGAAAAAGCTTTTAACCCATACGCCCTTTCGGCAATACCATTAACAACTATATCCACAAATTTTGGAATAATAGGTACTGGCTTCCAATCTAAATTTAAATAAGATAAATCACCGTTAATGGATAATTCATCTTTATATTTTTTAATGCTTTGTTCGCCTCTAGCATATAACCTAAGGTTATGGTAGTTATCTCTATTAGAGAAATAGCGAGATCCTCCTGAATCTTTTTTGAACCATTCTGACTCAACAGCTTTAGCGATTTGAAGTCCGTAATCTAAACCTCCTTTTTCTGCGTCGCTAACTGCTTGACTCGGAAAAATACCTTTTGGTGATACTCTTGCCATCTATTGTATTATTTTTGAAAAATTTCCATTATTGTTATATTTAGAAAAACTAAAATTAACTTTACTTTTTAATTCTCTTGTTTGATTTGGTGCATATCTATTTTTATTACATGCCATAACCGCCAAGCCTGAGCTTATCGCCGCATCAAATTTTGTTCTTTTGTTTATATCAAACTTAGCCCAATCGTTTAATGTATTATTAAAGTACATATCGCCGTAGCTACCATCCTCTTTTTCACCTACATAGTTATTTATATAACTTTCAATTGCAGCGGCGTGTGCTTGTCTAATATCTTCACTTGAATTCGGTATACCTCCAATTTCTTTTTCAGTAACCGATAATTTATTCCATATTTTATCGGGCCTATTCATTGAATATCCCCTGTATCCTCTTCTTTTTAAATAATATAGTAGTCTAGGTTTGTTATTTTCTGCAAGTATTGGCATACCATAAAAGTGCAATGCCATTAATATATCTTCAAAAAACATTTCCGCTGTTTGCGGTCTAGCTATATATTCTAAAAAAAACATATTAGCAGGAATTTCTTCCATGCTAAACTTTGTGAGACCGTGTAAAGCGCCTTTAGATCCTTGACCGTCGGTAGTCCCGGATATATCGTAGCTATCGCAGCCAAATGCACCGCTATGTTCGTTTCCAGGATATTTAATTCCATTTTTTAGTATTACTTTATTTTGTAAATGCGCGGGTGGAACCCAGCTGACATTAAATCTTCCGTTTGGATTAGGTATAAATTCAACTTTTGTATCTTTAATACCATTTTGCCATTGAAAACTACCTTTTGTAACTAAAGCACTGTATTTTGCTTCTTCGTTAAAATCTACTTGCTCGTATATTTTTACTAAATTAAATATACTATTTTTAGTTTCATCTCGGAATGCATGCTCCTCCGTACGTGGAAACTGTCTATAAAATTCATTTAAACCGTCTTGATCTCCTTTTAATCCCTCAACTTCATTCTCCCAATGTTCAATAACCCCGACGTCGATATTATCTCCTTGGTTGTCTTTGACAGGCTTCTCCGGTGTGTTAAAGACAGGTATTCCATGAGAATCGATGAATCCTTCGAAATTCCATTCCATAGGTATGAACAAAGAATATAATCCCGAGCGAGTCTGTCCATTTTTATTCCGTTTCGTAACATCTGAATTATTATATAATTTTTTAAAATTCTCACCTCCTTTGTCAAGAGCATTACTCGTTGACCCCATCATACACTTACCTATTATTCTCGAACCGAGCCTGAGAGTGGTTTTTGTGACGCGCCAGTTATTGAGGATGTTTTCCGGACGCTCCCATTTTCCAGCTTCATCATGGACGAGAAGTGCGAGCTTCTCTCCATCATAGGAATTATCTCCGGTATTTTTCCAATCAATGGTGGTGTCCAATCCTTCCATTTCTTGNGGTNTATCNTTCGACTCGANTCTTTTACGTGTAAATTTCGAAGCGGGTACTCTGTACGCAAGTTCTGTCTTNGGGCGATCCATACCGTCNTGGATGGGTCTGAAAAAGAATGGATAATTGATCGATATTGGTACCACTTTATCAGTGAACATTTTCTTCGCATCGGCTCCAGATTTGGACAGTATTCCGTACCGTGCATCGGAAGATATGGTAGCCAAGTTAACTGTCTCCGAGGATGCCATAAACGAAAAACCTGAACGTCTATTCTTGAGATAGCACATTCCGTAACACCTTCTATCTGCTTTACACGCTTCCCAATAAATAAAGAATAATCTATTGGCTTCTCGAAAGTCTGGTCTCCCAACATCAATCTTGGTCCACTGCAAGTACATATAGTGAGTGCCAGTAATATAAGTGGGAACCCCTTTGCTTTTGAACCAATACCCCTCATCTCGTTTAGTAAATTCTTTATCAATATATGCATGCCATCTTTGTTTAAATTCGTCAGGATAATCCTTCCAATCAAATATACTCTTGATTGCTTTAAGCTCCTTAGGATACTCGTGTGGAGTCCACCTGTCATTGTGAGTATCAACTTCTTTAGATTTTGGCAATGCTATTTTTAAATTCTGTATGCTATACACTTCCCCTATCTGACCCGTCTTTGATATAACAATAACATCATGTTCTTCATTATATCCGTATTCCCATTTCTTCGATCTGTTTAATCTCTGTATGGTGGTAGCTTTAATAGGTTCTATAACCTTGTATAAACTTTGTTTGTACATTACTTAGATCTTCTTTCTGCAAAACCTTTAAAAGTATTGTCTACTTCTTCTTTAGGTTTGTTTTCCAGCATTCCTTTCTCCTCTTCTATTCTATTTAATATCTCAAATGCATCGAATATTGCGAGCTTTTTAGTGGCTGCAGCGTTCTTGAGTCTATCGGCTGAGATGTCATCATCAGTTTCAACAATAGGCTCTTTAGCAACTTTAATAAGTTCTTTAACTGCTTCATGTCCAGCTAGGATTATATTCTGTTTCGTTTCCTTGACGTTCATATTTAATAGATATTGAATTAGTTAATACTCTGTACATTCTTTCGTCGTCTACAATAAATTCGTATTCGCTACTAGGTGTAAACCCAACTAAATCTTCTTTCTCTATTAAACCGCTAATGTCGTTATCAACGTGCTTTATAATACCCCTTAGGGCTTGTTCTTTCTCGTTATTTAATATATCAGTAGATTTGATTGGCTTAACAAAACAGAAGCCCTTAGGTGCGTTCCATTTGTTATCTCTTTTGTATAAGTATATTTGATCTGCTTTTACAAAATACAAGTCATCTTTATAATGACTGCGACTGTTTTTTTCAATACCATGTTGATTATACCATCTCCTAAATACATTATGGTTAACAACAACCTCGTCACCAATTTGTATTTCAGCGTCTTCGGATTTGGGTACGTTTAAAACAATTCCAGTACGACTAACATATCGATGATCAGAGATTTCAGTGTTAACTAAAAGCTCTTGACCATCTATATATTTTTTATTATCGTATCTTTCGTTTTTTGGTTTTATAATAAAATCAAATAAACTTTGCATTAATATTCTAAATTGTATTCCACGGCTATTGCCATGTTTTTATTAAAATCTTTCCACGGTAATACTTCGTTCTTTTTTTTAATATAAATAGAAAACTTATCGTCACCTTCTACTATGTCACATATTGTATGGCCCCCATATACTTCTTGGCCTACCGCATAATGCATAGCGTCGTTCTTATAGTCTCTACCTATACTTATTTTACGAACTAGGCTCATCTTCTTCTTTGATTGGCTCGTACGATCCGTCTTCAATATTAATTTGTATTTTACCGTACTTCTCTTCTAGCTTAGCTTGCAACTTGCTCAAATCTTGTTGAACTTCTGCTGCAGCGTGGTTAAGCTGGTGTTTCTTTAATTCTAAGTTACCTATTTGTGAAGCAGCATTATTAAGCTTGCCTACAAATCCCTGTAATTCTTCTAATTGTTCAGGTGTAATTTTGTTTTCTTGGTTTTCCATAATCTTTAATTTTTTAAAATTTAATTTAATTGTTTGGGTTATAATTTATTATCACTTGTTTTACTTAATTTCTAACTATTGCTATTCTGGTACTACTGGAATATCCCACGTAAAATACTTGTTCTCAGTAACGGGTGTTGCTTGAGTTTGTATTTGTGCTGCAATATTAGCTTTCATGCATCTAAATCTAATGCATCTTCCAACCAACCAATTACTATATTCTGAAATACTTCAGTATCAGCATAAGGGGTGAAAGAATCTCCTTCTGAATAGGAGAAGCTCTGAGCTCCAATCATTGAAGCTTGATAAGTTTGTTCGCTAATCTCTTCAGAACCTGAATAACTCCAGTGAACTGTAAAGATTACATTGTTTTGACCTTCCGCTTGGATGTGTGTATCCATTTGGTTAATTGTCCATTTGTAAGTTACTGCCATAATTATTTATTTTAATTTTCTAATGTTTCTATCCTAGCTTTTAAGCTATCGTTATCTGCTTTTAGTTCTTGTATTGCTTTTAATAGTACAGGTATTGTTTCAGTATATTTCATGCCTAATAAGCCATCATCATCTTTATCTACTATTTGCGGATAATCTTCTTTCCAATCTTGTGCAATAAAACCTATTTTTTTATCATTGTCTGTTTTAAAATTATATTCTACACATCTATAATCTTTTATTTTATCTAATACATTTTCTAAAGGCTTAATATTTTCTTTTAAAGTTTCATCAGATGCAGATGTCCAAGAAGTTGAATTTCTTGTTAATTGTACCCCATTTTGATTTGATCTAACAACTACAAGACCGCTTGTCCCACCTGTTAACTTTATAAAAGTGTGGTTAGCTCCTGATGCATAATTTGTGCCTGAACACATTCCAATAGTTTTTCCAACAGTTTCAGTTGATAAAATACCACCATCTCCATTATCACGAACATTAATAAATGCAGTTCCTTTAGTAGCAGAAAAACCTGCTTTAGCTTGTACAACCCCCCCACTTGTAATACGCATTTTTTCTGTTGCCGCTGTTGTTTGCGTACCACCGGGATTTGTCCAAAAACTTAAAGCTGTGGCTGAGTTTCTTGAACTACCAGCTTCGTTAACAATTGCGATTCTTCCTGCATCTAATTGACCTTGATTATTAGAATCATCTACTGTAGAAAATCCTAAATAACCATTTGAAGCATTACCTGCTACTAAAGATTGCCGAACAGCAACTAATTGTAAAATAGAATGATAAGCATTATCAGTCATTTCTTTAGAAATAATACTTACTGTTGATGTTTGTATTGTAGAATTAAATGAGCTACCAGTATCTCTTACTACGAATTTATTTTGAACTGTAGTCGTTCCGATCCCGACGTTAAGACTACTGTTTATTGTTACAGCTCTATTACCATTATTAGCGTCTAGCGCAATGAAATTAACCGAACCTCCTATATACATACCACC